AGGAAGGCGCGTACCTGTCGTTTCTTGTTCGCTGGATTGCCGAGCTGCCATGCTGACGCTCGGCGCGCCTCTGCGAGTAGGTCGATACCGGGGAAGGCATCGCGACTCGTTGCAAGCCAGCGCTCCAGTGTCTCGTGCTTCCCGAGCAGCGTCGGCCACGTCTCGAGCAGGAAGTCGAGCGTGTCGTCGCCAGTTGGAGTCTTCATCACGACTCGAGGTTTGGACGGCGCAGCGTCAGGGACGTCGCTTCGACGTCGTTGCGCTGAATCTTCCTCCATAGAGGAAGATGGACTAGATAACGGCATACGGTTATCGGTATACGGTAATACGGTATAGTGACTGCCTTTGGTTGTCCCTTGGTTGTCCTTTGTCGCGAGTCGCTGTCTTCGAGACTCCATTGTCAGCAGGTCGAGAGAGTCGTCGACGAGCATCTCGTCAGGGGGAGCAGGACACGCAGACGGCTGCTCGTTGCGATGCGGTCGCTGCCATGTCTTGAAGCCTGGCAGGTGCGCGTACAGTCGACCGGACGCTTCGTAGATACTCAACACGCCAGCAGCGACGAGTTCCTGCGCCAAGTGGATGACGTTGACCTCGGGCTCGTGCGGGAACGACTCGCCATGTACCTTGAGGGGCAGCCAGCGCAGTCGTCCCAGCTTGTCTGCCTGCGTCCAGAGTGCGACGAACAGCAGACGAGCGTGGGCGGTGCAGCGGCCGAGGTCTTCATGTAGGAAAAAGCTGGGATTGATGAGGCGAGTTCGGGGCATTAGGGGAGCTGCCCATAGTCGATTGCGTCGTCGCCGTGGGTGCGCTCTCTGTCGACGTTCGCAAGCGCTTGTTCCTCGACCCATAAGAGCAAGTCGCAGCGTCGATACCGCAGACGATTGCCGACTCTGAACGCTGGCAGCTCGCCGTCGTTCGCCAACTCTCGCAGCTTCGCCTTGCTCATCCGAAGCAGTTGCGCTCCCTCTTCCGTGTTCAGAATGTCTCGGGGTTCCATCGTGTCTCCTTGAGTTGCGGACGCGGCACGTCCTCGGTACGATTCGATTCGACGCAGAAGCGCCGCTCGCACGATACACGAAGACGCAAGGGAACGAAACATGTCCAAAGGAAAAGAAAAAGCACTAGACAGCGCTGCGACGTGGGAAGATGCGAGCGTGCTGATGCCGTGGGCTGACAACCCTCGAGACAACGACGACGCAGTCGAGGGAGTCGCGAACTCCATCAAGCGCTTCGGCTTCGCCGCGCCCATCGTCGCACGCAAGGCAGACGGCATGGTCATCGCCGGGCATACCAGGCTGAAGGCAGCGCAGCGGCTCGGCTTGACGAAGGTGCCAGTGCGGTACATGGACCTCGACCCTGCTGACAGTGCGCTGCTCGCGCTCGCTGACAACAAGTTAAGCGAAGCAGCGAGCTGGGACGATGATGCGTTGGCAAGCATCCTGAGCAGGCTGGACGAAGACGACGCGCTGCTGGCTGGCTTCGATGCTCAAGAGGTTGCGTCGCTGCTAGGCGAAGCCCTCCCCGTCGAAGCAGAGCCGGGGCAGCCGCGACCGTTCGCAGACAGCGACGTCGTCGACGCTGCGTTCGACTACTTCAGGGCGACCGGGTTCCCGTATCGCAAGCTCGCACTCCATGTCTCGATGCAGGAAATCAACAAGTTGTCAGCGCTCGAGGAGAGCGACGGGTGGCGCAACTCGAACCTCGGCTACCACGTCGCAGACACCTACCACCCGCACCGCTTCCATGCGACCGTGAAGGGCAAGCGGGCACCCGCTGAAGCGTTCGAGGAAGACGCCTGGCTGCGACAGTCGCTCGAGCTGGTGCTGGAGTATGGAGGCAAGATTCCGGCGGGCGTATACGGCACGCTCTCGCTGACTCGAGGCGCGCAAGCGTGCGCGAACTTCCGACCCGCTGTCGCGATGATGATGTACCGACGACACTGTCCCGAGGGCGGGACGGTACTCGATACGTCGACAGGCTACGGTGGGAGGCTCGTCGGGTTCTTCGCTGCGAACAACGTCAAGCGGTACATCGGCATCGACCCGAGCGTCGAGACGCACGCGGGCAACGTGCAGATGACGAGCGAGCTCGGCTTCGACGACAGCGTCGAACTCATCAACCTGCCAGCAGAGGATGTCCCGGCCGATGAGGTGCGCGACTCGTGCGACTTCGCGTTCACGAGCCCGCCATACTTCTCGAAGGAGCATTACTGCGACGAGCCAACGCAGTCGTGGATTCGATACAAGACACCAGACGAATGGGTCGAGGGCTTCCTCGAGCCTGTCCTTGCGCTACAGTTCGCAGCGCTTCGGAGCGGCTCTCTGTCGATTGTCAACATCGCAGACGTCAACATCGCAGGCACGACAGTCCCGCTCGAAGGTCCCGTCGTCGAAGCCGCTCTCGCTGCTGGCTTCGAGCATGTAGGCACCGAGCGCTTCCCATTGACTCGACGATTCGGAGCGAATCAGCTCGACGAAGTTGCGTCCGAGCCCATGTTCCATTTTCGTAAGCCATGAACGAATGGCGCGCAACGATACCGGGACCACCGATAGGCAAGGGACGACCGAGAGCGACTGCTCGAGCTGGCTTCGTGCGAACGTACACGCCGAAGAAGACAGCGCAGTGGGAGGCGGTAGCGGCGTCGACACTGATGGACACCTGGCTACAAGCACCGCTCGACTGCCCCATCAGTGTCGGAATTCTTGCCCTGTTCCCGCGCCCCCAGCGCATGATATGGAAGACAAAGCCGATGGGGCGGGAGCCGTATTGTCAGAAGCCGGACATCGACAACGTCGCGAAGGCAGTGCTGGACGCAGCGCAGAAGGCAGGGATATACCGAGACGACAAGAGCGTCTGGTCGATTGACTGCATCGCCTTGTTCTGCGCTGGCGACGAATCTCCTCGCGTCGAGATACGTGTCGGGTGGTAGCGTCGTCGTCAGGATAGGGACGCTATAAGGAGCGCAGTGGGAACATCGAAGACAGAGAGATACAGGCGCATCGCCGTACTCGAGAGAGCTATCGGAGAGCGGGGTTGGTCGCTTCAATTGAAGCGCGCCCTGTCTGCGGAGTTCGGTGTCTCTGTTCGTACTGTCGACCGCTACAAGGCAGACCTCGTCGATGTCTATCGAGAGGAGCTGGACGGCGAGCCGCTCGAGCGTCGACGAGCAGAGTTCCTCGGTCGACTGCGAGGGCATCAGCGCGCATGCCTGGCAACGGGTCGCATGGGGCCGCTCGCGTCGATGCTGCATCTCGAAGCGCGCATCACCGGAGCAGACGCACCCACCCCGCAGAAGGTCGACGACCACATCGGCGCGCTGACGCGTCAGCAGTTGCTCGAGGAGCTGGCAGGCGATCTGTCAGTCGATGAGGTCGAACGACTGCGAGAGATACAGGTGGGCGAATGACAGCGGCATCGGCTCTGCGTCGACTGCGAGCGTCGCCGCTTGCACGCTACGAACCCGGCCCGCCTCATCGCGCCTTCCTCGAGAGCGACGCTCGCTTCCGTCTGCTGCGTGCGCCGTCGCAGTCAGGCAAGACGCTCGCCGCAGCCTATGAGACGGTGTGCCGCTGTCTCGGTGTGCACCCCTATCAAGACGTCCCGCCCGCACCCATCGAAGCTCGAGTCGTCTGCCATAGCTTCAAGCAATCGGTCGTCGTGCAGGCAAAGGTCTTCGACATGATACCGAATGGCGTACTGGTGCCCGACTGCACGTTCCATCCGACTCGAGGCTTCAAGCACTCGACTGTCACCTTCATCAACGGCAGCCGCGTCGTCTTCGTGACGAGCGAGCAGGCTCGCCTGGCGCTCGCATCAGCGACTCTCGACCTCTGCTGGATGGATGAGGTGCCCCCGCCTGAGATGTACGCGGAGAGCGTCTCTCGTCTCGTGCAGACAGGCGGCTGCCTGTACATGACACTCACGCCCATCGGTCGCCCTGTCGACTGGCTGCGTGAAGTCGTCGAGACGGGAGTCATCAGCGAGACGCACTTCGCACTGTCGACGAAGGCATGTCCGTGGATGACACAAGAGCAAGTCGACGAGGCCATCGCAGTGTGCCTGCCTAGCCAACGCCCGCAGGTCATCTATGGCGACTGGGATGGTGTCACGCCCGACCGCTACTTCGCAGCGTTCGACGACGACATGGTCAGCGACGAGTTGCCGGACAGAGAGTTGCAGATAGGGCTCGGCATCGACCACGGCGAAGACGTCGGTCGAGAGGTCGCCCTGCTCTGCGCCTTCGAGCGTGACCCGAGGCGACCGAAGGTGTACTTCCTCGATGAGTACGTCTCGCAAGGCAAGACAGGCATCGAAGCAGACGCGCTCGGCATTGTCGCCATGCTCGAGCGCGCTGGCGTCGGGCCAGAAGCGGTCGACGAAGCTCGAGGTGATACGAACTCAGCAGGCAAGTCCCAGGCAGGGTACGCGATCAACACGCTCTTGACAGAGAGCATCGCGACGCTCTCGGGCTACCCCGAACACTCGCCGCCCTTTCGCATCAAGCCAGCACGCAAGGGACCCGGCAGCGTTGTCTACACGAGCCGTCTCCTTCACGCCGCCATGGTGAAGGGGGACATGCGTATCCATCCGCGCTGCTCGAATCTCGTCGAGAGCTTCCGTCATTGG